CCACGCTGACAACAGTTATTCCTTTTTTGGAGAAGAATAATGGTTAAACTATGTAACGGAATCTGTCATAGATATGACAGGGCTAACTATAAAATGGAAAAAGACACAGGATATTGTAGAAATTGTGACTATGGATTTCATTTAAAGGAGTTGGAGAGATATAGATGTCCTTGTTGTACCGACGTGGTAAGAACTCATAAGAGAACAGGTCACAAAATGATAGAGGAGATGGAGTTAAAAAGAATGTAAACAGTTAAGTAAAAGAAAAACAGGAGAGAATATAATGACAGAAAACCCTAACGTATTGCAAGATTATTTCTTGGCAGGTATAGTTCATGCCCTAAAATCTTTAAAACAGTTGCAGGAAACTGAAACTGACAGTTTAGATACTATTGACTTTGACTATCTAATCAATAGACGAATGAGAGATATGACGGACATAAACGTACTTGATAATATAGAACAAATAGACGCTGATCTAGAAGAATATAAATAGATTAGGTTTAAATATCCACTCTTTTTTATTTAAGTGTGACACCTAAAGAACGCAAGAAAAAATTAGAATACATAACAAACTTAGAAAAAGAGTTGTGGATTCCAAGCAGTAGATATTCGCAAGACACTCTGAAAAGTTTTGATGATGTATATTTGGACAGGTTGTTAAACATGCTTATACATTTAAAGGGAGAGGGTTCGTTATGATTTGCAATATATGTATTGAAGATACTGATACGCACAAGTTGGATTCGTTGGATATATGTAATGAGTGTCACGTTCTAGTCGATAAAATTAAATGAGTGAACCAATAATTAATACATGTGAAGATATAGAATGTGCAAACATTCGGTGTAACAACGTTCTTACGTTATACGAATTTAAACGTCAAAACAAGTCAAAGAAATACAGGTTTTGTAACAAGTGTCGCAACAGCAAGACACGCAACTACTCTACATGGAAATGTATTACCTGTAATGTATTGATGAACTCTACCACTTCGCTGTTCGGAAAACTGTATTGCAACGACAGGTGTAATGATAGTGTCAGTTCCAAGATAAATATTGAAAAATATCGTCAACAAATAGACAAAATATCAGAAAGACTTCAGAAAGAAATCGATTACAACAAGTAATCTGCCCATTGCATTCTATCTATCAACTTATGCTCGGCATTTATATCAAAGTCCTCGTCATTTAATATCTGATGTACGACTTCATGTTCTATCAAGGCATATAAATGCTGTATACTGTCAACATATCTTAGATTTATTCTTATGTTATCCATCTTTACATTATACGAGGCAGCCTCGCCTCTCTTGCCAAACCTGAACTCTATGGGTTGGGCATCTTTATCCATGACAATATTATTGTCTAATTATACTTAAATATTATCAGTTTTTCTACGCTCTTCGTCATATTTTACCTTCAGATATATGAGATAATTAATCATGTCGACTATGGTATCTTCAACCTTTTCCCCTGAAATCTGAGGATTTACATTCGGATCATTCGCAAGTGATATCAACCTGTGCCACTTGTCAGATATTCTTACAAGTATGGGTTGTGTCATTGTATCTGTTATCCCATCATGTGTCGGAGCCACCAAGTTAAACAAAGTGTCGCCATTGTTTTGTTGTGTTCTGTTATAGTCGTGACCTTTTTGTTCTACTATATCAAATGCCTTTTTACATAAACTGATATGTTCGTCATGAACTTTCTTTAAAGTAGTCATAATAAAAAAGGGGATTAATCCCCATGATTTTGATAGAATAAATTATCTTCTATCAGTTCTCTTGCTATTGGTTCTGCAATATTAGCCTGTACTTGTTTGTCATGTGGTGTTGCTACTTTATTACCATAGTCCTGCATGAAGAATGTATACTCTTCAAGTATTGGAGAATAATAACTTATGAACCCATTGCCTTGTGGATATGTAAACCCATCATATTGTATAGGTGGACAACCCATTGTATCTTTATAAGATTGTGGGTATTCGTGACCATTACATATCATTCTAGTGTCTACCTTGAAATCACTCTTGGTATATTGTGAATATGGTATTGCACTAACACCTTTTAATGTTTCCAAATGGTTAAAGTTTCCAGCTTTATTTGCATCTGCAAAGTGTAAATATGCAACTGATAGTATTTGATGTTCTAATACTTGTTGTGCTTTACACTCCTCGATTGCCATTGAAAGTTCACCAAGTTGTCCTTCCACATCAATATTGAATACTTTCAAATGTTCGTACTGTGATATTACAAAGGTTCTTTCCGTTTGTATTGCTGATGAATTACCTAATCCTTGTTGACACTCATCAAGTGTGCGTAACATTTGTAGTAATACTGCATCAGGAGTTTTCATTGTACCTTCCTCTAACTTTAATTCAAGTTTTAGTATGGTCTTTTCATCGTCAGTTAGTTGTGGTATAATTACTGGTTCTACATATGTAAGTCTAGCAAGTTCTTTCTCATATACTTCCTCACTTAACACATCCTTAAACTCTTCCAAGTCCTCTACTGTGAATGTGTTATATGTTCCTTGCCATGTGCAATGATATTCTATTGCATCCTCGTCAAGATAACAACTTTGACCAAAGAAATCAAAGGGTACCTGTACAATACTTTCCTCTCCGTAAACATGTGAAGTCAGGGCTACACTGACTAACATTGCTATTATAATGAATTGTTTTTTCATTAAGTAATCTACAAAACTTTAATTATATATGTGTTTATAATTCCAGACCAAACGAGTCTGCAAGGTTTGAGAATCTTCTATACTCATCAAGGTAAAGTCGTCCGTTCTCTGTTATGATATATGTTATCTTATTTTTGGTTTCAATCTTGTTGATAAGATTTGATTGTACTAGTTTATTGGCAAATCTTTTGAATCTAACATGTGACAAGTTGGACTTGTGTAATAATCGTGTGACCTTGATGCCTTCAGCACCTGATTCTGATACTGACTGAAGTATACATTCAGCTATCTGATTAGAATTTCTATATATCATGCGTAAATATTATTGTGATAATATATAAATGTTATTGCCCATTTGATATGATTTTTATAGTCCAATGATTTCTTTCATATATTATGTTACGGAATTGGTATGTTTTCATGCTTGAATGCCTCCATTAACTCCCTATTAGATTCATCATTAAGTAACTCTTTGAATATATTTGGACAGTTGTAAAACTGTATATCTATGACATTACAATCATTCCATTCCAGCATTTTTTTCTGTACTATGTCATGTCCTGATGCCCTAGGACTTGCATTATGTTTGTCTTGAACCCTGACCACCAGTGTTTTGATTGTTTCCCCGAAAACGACAAAGTCCAACGATTCCTTCTCCTGTCTCTCACTTAATGTGTCAGCAAACACCTCATTCATCAAGTCCTTGAACATGTATTGTCTTTTAATTTCAAATATAGGTTCCTTATATATACTATTTAACAATGTATATACTGTATCTTCCCCCTTTCCTATCCAAGAATTATTCTTATCAAGATGCATGTACTATTATAATAATACTTGTTTATAACTGTTAGTAAGAGCCGATTGATTCACATGCACATGGTTCTCCATCGATAGGATATGTACAACCATTGTTCTCCTCATGTGTTTGTTGAGGGTGACCACATTTGTCACACTTACCACCTACATGTATAGTCAAGTCAGCCATATTATTATTGTATATAACAGTCAGTTATAAAGATTCATATTCTCTTGTGAATACTTCCCACTTTCTATCCTTTCCCTTGACGTTTATTGACAATATCTTGAGATGTTTCTTGTCTGACAGAAAATCTACAAAGTCCTGTCCTTTAGCCCACGCATTTGTCTTGATCTGTATCAATATTATGTTGCCGTTCTTGTCAAAACATATACCATCAAACAGATTCCATAGATCCATTGCCCTATACCAATCACCCAATGTATATGTCAAGTCGGTACGCTTGGTGTGTGCCTTCAGCCATATCTCATCATAGCCATGTTCAAGAAGATAGTTTACAGCCTTGCGATTACTGAATCGCATGCGTTGTCTAGGATTCAAAGTGAACAGGAATCAATGCCGGTAAAACAAAAACCGTGTCACGCCTTGGTTATAACATGAATCTATCCTGTTCAATATAATAGGTAATACTTTATCCAATATAAATCAATCCGTTGGCGTACTGAAAAAGAACTGTGTCATGCACTGCTTGTTACAGAACGTGTCTCCCTTGACCAGGAGATAATCTCCACAGTTTGCACACTTACTCTTCTTCAAGATCAGCAACTCCTTTGTCATTAAGTATAAACTCTGCATCTGCCTGAGCATGTTCAGGACTGTCTACCATCCTTGCGATATGTTTCTTCCCTGGTTTCTTAAAGTATAACCTGTACCCACTTGCATGTGCAACCACGTTTCCACCTATAGGTTTGATTGGATCACCAAACATTACCGATGGATCTGACATTACCTGATTGGTAAAGATAACAGTACATTTGAAATAGTATGATATGTTCTTGACGTGAGTCATGAGTCTTGCAATCTGCATCTGTCTTTCTGCCAAAGTCCCCCTTCCCAGATACTCCTCTCTGAACTGTCCTATTGCTCCGTCAAGTACTACAAGTCTTGGCTTCTTTTCTATTAAAAGATCTGACAATGCGTTCACTGTTCCCATCATCTGTTCAGTATTTGGACAATAGAAATATGTTATACGTCCAAGCATATCTTTTGCTTCTTCCTCATCATCAGCATATCCCCTTGCCTGTAAGATTTCCATTATTCTCCTTGGCTTGAATGTATCTTCACAGTCTATCCATACAACATTGTCATTGTCATTGATAGCCTCTACTGTAAGAGTGTTACAGAACTGTGTCTTACCTGAACCAAACTCACCATATATCTCATAGGTTGCCTCAGGTTCTAATCCACCATTGAACAAGTCATCCAGTGCATTACACTTGGTCTTTAAAACGTCAAAGTTCTTTTGATATTCCAGAAGGTCTAATACACTCATGCTTGAATCTCTTATGATACCTTTCTCTTCTAAGAGTTTATGTGATCCCATACACCATGTGTCTGTTGTAGACTTTGTGACTCCTGTTATTTCTGCTATCTCCTTGGAACCTCTCACACATAAATCGATAAGCGATGTTACACCAAAGCCGTTAAGCTTTTTTTCAGTAACAGCACCAAGTCCCTTGAGTTGAGACAGTGACAAATCCAGTTCTTCTTCAGGTTTATCTTCTTCCAGTTCTTCTATCATTAGCACACACTATATTAAAAACACATATTAATATATGTTTGTTATTTGAGTCTCCAAGTTCCGTCCTTGTTTAGTTTAATTACTCCGTTCTTTTCCCAAAGTCCCCAGTATTGCTGTGCCTGATTTCCCTTGAACATTGTGTCATTGCTAAGTTCACCCATGAACTTTGTCATGTCTACATTGCCTACACCGTTTGCACAACTGTACCAAATCTTTCTCATTCTCATATCCTTTGTGTCCTTTGATGATGTTGCGAACAACAAGTCCTGGTTTACCTCACCCTTCTTTAAGTCATATCCAA